CGTGGACCATGGGGCTTCCTGGGGTTGGCCTCAACTCACCGACGCAGCAAACGACCCAGTCCCTGCTACCTTCACCGGTACCGCCGGTGAGACCTGGACGACCAGTGGGGATTTGTTTTTTGCGGATAACGCAGGTCAACAGTGGTCTGCTCCGAGTACCGGCTGGGCGATTGAGGAATCTAAGGGAAGTCGGGATGGAAGCACGATCACCGTTGAATTTGAAGTGTTCGTATTCCTAAACGACATTTATACTCCAATTGACTTTATTGCGTATGGATGGCAATTCCAAATAGCGCCAGCGTTTCTTAATCAAGGCGAAGGAAGTCTTCCTTTTGTGCGAATTTATAACCGGGATGGTGTTCTGCGTTGGCAGGGGGGCTATGACGATACTAAGCCATTTACTCTGACGCTTAGTGATGCCCGTGCGACAATTACTGTACCTCAAGGGACATTCGGGGATCCTGTTGACATAACGACTCCTTCGGACAACCCCTGTGGCTTTTCGATGAGCCAAGGGAATCTCAGTTTACCCGTGCCAGAAGACTCAATCGGTATTATCTGGGCTACCCCATTTCAGAAGAGTTAGATCATGGCAACCACCTACGCCGAATTGAAAAGCGAGATCGAGTCCTGGCTGGACAGCGATAACCCGAACATGATCGCTGCGATTCCTCAGTTCATTCAGGACGCAGAGACCTGGATGACCCGCAAGCTCTGGACCCTGGAGATGGAGTGCCAACTGACCGTGCCGCTGAACGTGACCGGGGTGTACGATCTGCCGCCGGACTGGAAGAGCCACAAGTCGGTGGAGCGTAGCCAGGACAGCCTGATCGTCCTGTATTTCCGGAGGATCGTGAACCTGAGCGACACCGTGGCGACGAACTGGGTACTTGAGAAGCATCCGGATCTCTATCGGTACGCTTCCTTGGCGGCAGCGGAAGCCTGGTACAAGAACGATCCGCGAGCCAACAACCCATTCGGAGCCCGGGCCACCGAGATCCTCAACGAGGTAATCGAGCAGGATGACCGGGGTCGCAACAACGCCTTGTTCAAATATGAGGGTGTGCCTCAGAAGAAGCCGGGTCAAGTGGCGAACAACAAAGAGGGCCGTAGCGGCACGTTCCGCTATGTCGAGCCGGACATGTTCTTCCACATCAAGGGGGTGGGGGGCGCATTGCAGTACAGTTCCTGGCCTGGATTTTACACTACCCACCAGCAGTACCTGGAGATTTACCCCAGCAAATTACCGGGGGATTCTTGATGCTCAATCTCAACAACCTTGACCCAAGAAATCTGCCGGCAGATCTGGATGCCTTTATTCAGCAGACCTGGAACTGGATCGACGTAGAAGACCTGAACATCCGGTGGAAGCTGGGTAATGCCATTTCGATTGCCGAACAGTGGCTGTCCCGTCGTCTGAACGTCCTGGACATGCAGAACGAGACGACGTTCCCGGTCAATACCGGGGAGATCGATCTGCCGGTACGGTTCAAGGCAGTCGAGACGCTTTGGAGAGAAGGTGATACGGTGCATGTCCATTACCTGGAGCATGTGGAGCCCCTAAGCGAGATTAATCAGAGCAACTGGCTGCTAACCAAGTATCCCGATCTGCTGCAATACGCCACCTTGTCCCGGCTGGCCCCGTTCTTTCCACCCGAAGACCCACGACCCGAGCAGGAGTGGAAGCCCCGGATGGAAGAACTGCTCAAGCAGGTGATCGAAGACGACAAGCAAGCCCGGCTTGGTCGAAGCAGTGCCTACGAGGCCAGAAAGCCCCATACGGGTGGGTCTGACGGTAGCTATACTTTCATGTCACCGGAACAGTTCCGGCAGACTCAGCAAGCGCAGACACCGGTTCCGGCAATGTTCATGCCGGGGTACTATACCGTGTCCCTCAACAAGATCAGGGTCTACCCAACGTCATGACCTACGATGATCTGAAGAAAGACATCTCGACGTACCTTCGGGTGGAAGACCTGGAGCTGCACAACGCGATTCCGACCATGATCCGCAGTGCGGAGAACTGGCTGAACCGTAACCTTCGCACCCTGGACATGGAGATCGAGCAGGTATATCCGTTGGGGGTGGACGGGATCTACGATCTGCCCATCGACTGGCTGAAGACGCGCCTGGTGCGGGGAGACAGCGCTGACCTCACCCTGCTCTACTGGCAGAAGATCCCGGAGCTGTCTGACTTGAACCCGACCAATTGGGTGCTTGACCGCTACCCGGATCTCTACCTCTACGCCTCTCTGCGCCATGCCGCAGCTTTGCTGCCGAAGGACGACCGGCGGGTTTTTGAAGACTGGGCCCCGACCAGCCAGTCCTACCTGGGCGAAGTAGTGCGGGAGGACCGCATTGCCCGTTTCTCCGGGTCTCCTCTGAGGGCACGGAGGTGGAGAGACCCCGAGCTTCAGGAAGGGATCTACGAGTACCTGGGAGTCCACCAGTTTCATGCCAAGCAGGCTCAATGGTGCCCCAGCTCTCATGAAAGGTACTTCACGGTCGAGGGACGTAAGCTGAAAATCCTACCGGTTCCCGCGCCATGACGATACGTAAGGAAGAAAGCTTCAGCGACTGGGTATCCCTTCGGAACCTTTCTCGCAAAGGGATGATCACGGATCAGGGGCACCTTGATCGGGATCCTGTGGCTTTCGATCTGGCGGTCAACGTGCGTCCCTATGGGGAGGTGCTGGGACCGGCGGGTGGGTGGCGGTCTTACGCTTCCCTGCCTCTCGCGGACGCTCGCAGCTTCTTCCAGGGCAGACGAGCGGGAGATCCAGGGATCGCGTTGCCCCGACCAGTCCTGATTGTCCTGGGTAACGCCGGAGCCCAGGAATTCGATGGCGACAACTGGCACGACATCTCCCCGACAGCCGGCATTCCGCCTGACGAGATTTCGGGGTTTCTCGGTCGCTGGACCGGCGGGTACCTGAAAGGGTCGTTCTGTTTTCAGTTCGAGAAAGGACTGTGGACGTACTACTCGAATGCCGCGCAGACCAACAGACTTGAGCCCATGATCTTCGACAAGGAGAACGATGCCGACCCGGACTTCAGCACTTGGGAAGCTCTTGGGTACAGTGCCAAGGTGGTCCGGACCTGGAAGGACTTCTGCTTTGCCGGCAACACCAACGCCCGACACTCAGCCAGCTCCGTAGGGGACCCTCCTCCACCGGACTTCAACTCGAACCGGATCATGTGGTCGGCAGCGGTTGTCGAGGGTGCCATTCCCACCGACTGGGTCGTCCGGGACAACAATGAGGCAGGGTACCTGGACCTAGGTGACACCTGGGAGCCGGTCACCGAGATGCTTCCCCTCGAAGACAATCTGGTCGTCTACAAGGCTAACTCCACGTACCTGTTGGATTATATCGGGGGCCAACAGCTCTTCCGGGCTCGTCTCATTTCCAATACCTACGGCTGCACGGGGCCGGATGCCGTGGCGGAATACGCCGGGCTGCACTACCTCTTCAGCCGGGACGACCTTGTCATCTTCGACGGGCGGATTTTCAAAAGCCTGCTCTGGGGCCGTATGCAAAAGTGGTTCCAGGAGAACTTTGACGAAGGGGGTAGCAGGGACACTTTCGTCTACACTGACACCATCAACGAAGAGGTGATCTTTGCCTTCCGCACCAAGAGCAACCCGGGGAACTTTGCCGACTCTGCCATCGTGCTGAACGTCCGGACCAACAGCTTGTGGCTACGCCAATGGCCCGGGAGGAACCTGGCCATGGTCCGTCAGGTGCAGAACCTCAACAGTGCTACGATTCCCTTGCAGTTCGCGACAGTCAAGGTTGCCATCGACCGAACGTCCAACAGCCTGATCGTCGTTGACGAGGACCCGAGTGCCGGGGGAGGTGTGCTTACCTCTCAACTGGAGAACCGGAGTCTGTTTTACGATCCTACGCTGGGCCGGGTCCAGGTGGACAAGGTGCGCTTCAACGAGACCGGAACCAGTAGTCAGATCACGTTGGGGCAGCATGAAGCGGCGAACGACACCCCGCAGTACCGGGCACCCTTCTTCAATATCCCGGCAACGGACTATAAGACGGATGCCCGGGCGAACGGCATGGGGGTAGCGTACAAGTGGAAGAAGGAGGCGACGGAAGACTGGCGACTTTCTTCGCTGAACTTCAAGATCCAGAGGGCCGGCGACCGTGCATAAGACCCGGGATGGTACGCAACTGCCGAATCAGCAGGTACCCCGTTCCAGTCTGCGTAACGCGGGGGCGGATGGCACTCAGTTACGGGGGGACGCACAGAGCTGGTTCGTCTATCAGTTCACCCCGTTCAATCGCTACAAGGAGGTGGAAGAAGAGGGTCTGACGGAGAAACTGCTACTGGAGTTCCTGGACTACACTGTCGCACAGCTTCAGGATGTTGCCCGGTTCAGCGTCACGCTCTCGGCTTCGGAGAACCCGCACAACATGATGAGGTACCGGGGGGACTGGGAAGCTGGGTTGTACCTGAAGGACGACGTTGTCAGGGACGGGGGTGCCCTGTACATCGCGCTCACCCGGACAGCCAACCCGACCAGCAACACCGACGATTGGGCTCCCCTCTAACTTTTCAGGCAATCAGCTATGTTTGCAGCACCATCTTCGATGACATCCGGGATCCTGGGCATGACGGGTTCGCCCTCGACCCCCAGGGGGCAGACAACCACTCCTCCGGGGCAGACCCTTCCCATGTATTCCACGCAGGTTCAGCCGAACTACGCGAGCTACGGTGGGCCCACGCAACCGCCGGAATACTACCAGGTACCGGGTGCCAACAGCACCCCGCAGGCCGGAAGCAATGCCTACGTTCCTCCGGTTGCGCCTGAGCAGCCCTGGGCGGGCCTGCCCACGGCTCCCCCGCCCTGGGACCCGAACCAGTTCGCTCCATTCGACACGCGACCGACCCCCTGGCAGACCCAGCCCTATCCCGAGACATCTCCTATGCAACCCGCCGGGTACTACACGGAGCCCACTCC